AGGAACTGCTGATTCAACGATCTGCTCTAGATAAATTGCAGAGATATCTTTTACGTGATTATTAGTCATCTTAACAAGTACTTGCTTTTTTGCCTTATACTTATTTATGAAATTGATGCCGTATGCCTTACCACCCTTCTGAAGATACTCCTTGTTTGTTCCAATTGCTCCAGGAGTTAAAGAAGCATAATGCTTGAATGCTCCAGTTGTTCCTACAAGAGTATTAGGATGCTTTGCATCTCTCATTGGACTGTCCATCTTAACTTCCGTGTATTCCATCAAATCCTTAATCCAGGACTTAAACATATATCCTTCTTCGGTTACACAGATTAGGTGATTGGTTCCTCTACGCATCACCTCACCAACTAATCCTGTATTTAAATTTTCAACCTTATCTCCAAGATTAAATATTCTACCTCTTACATAATTTTCACGAAGATTTCTCATATCATACTTTGGAGCAATCTGCCATAAAGAATAACTTTCTTTCTTAACTTTTGACTTCTTTACACCCATTCCTTGACGAACAGCATTAAAAAGTGCTTGTGCTTGTCCATCATCAAGTGTCTTTGGAGTTCCTCTACGGAATGATTTGAAGTCATCATCCATTACTGCTTTTCTCATCTTGGATGCAGACATTCCTTCCACACCTTCAGCATCAGCATCTCTTACTCCAGCAGAGATTACACGAATCTGGTCAAATGTATAAAGATCTCCGTTATATTTTTGAGCAAGGTTTTCAAATTCTGCTTGACGATCAGAACCAACTACAATATTGACATTTGTATATCCATCTCCATTAGCATTCACAAGAACATTAAAGATAGTCTTCATATCTTTGTCATTAATAATGTTCTCCTCAAACTCAGGGAACATTTTCTTCATATACGAAACTTTAGTATTAGGATCTAAAGGATTTTTCTTTGGATCTTGAGATCTTGAAGGATAAATCTTAATATCTCCACCAGCAGAAATTCTCTTTGCAGACTTGAGAAGTTTTTCGTGTCCTACTGTTGGGGGATTGAAGCGACCGAAGACAACCGTGAGTGGTGGTAGTTCTTCTGCTGGTTGTTCTTGTGGCGCTTGTCCTGGTGCTGCTTGAGGTTGTGGAGAAGGTGCCTGTGCTGCTGCAGTTGGTTGTGGGGAGGGTGCTGCTGCTCCTTTAGGTGTCTGTGCTGTTGGTTGTTCTGCACCTTTTGCTTGACGACCCTCAATATGCTTGAGTTTTCCTTTATCTGTTCTTGCAACAACTTTACCAGAACGGTCAATCCATCCACCATGACCGTCTCCAGTCAATCCAAGTTTCTTTGCTTGCATTGCTGCTTGCGATGCTGTTGCTTCAGTTAGAAAATTTAGAAAACTTTTCATATTTTGTGTTGATATACTTTTATTTAGATTATCTTAAAAAGTTAAGGTCTGCAGAAGTAACTCTGCCTCCAGGACCAGATACCCCAAGACTAAATGGAGACTTATTTAATCCTTTAATATACATCTCATAAGCAAATCTATAATTTCCGGAACCTTTTGGTTGAACTCTTACTCTAAAGTATGCACCCTGAGGTCTAAATTTTGGAACTCCTTTAGAAGCAAGTTTAAGTGGGTCAACATTACCAAGAATACATAAACCACAGTCTCCAGTCTGCAAATAAGGACTATCTTTACTTACATAATATGTTGAAATATATTGTGTTGGAATATCAATTTTTATTTCGGGAAGACTTTTTTGGTCTTTGGTATATTGTTCTTTTTTTGATGGTAGTTTTATATTTTTCAAATATCTTTGATTTTCAATTTTATACGGAACATATCCTTCAACAATAGTATTTTTTGTAAACCATTTTTCATTTATTGTCTCAAGAAGTTTTTCTTTTTTAGCCATTTCTTCTATTAACTGTCCAGCCTTAGCACCTTTACCACCATAAACCCAAGGGTCTCTACCTGAGGCAAATCTTACATAATCAAAATCCACAGTTCCGGAACCAAAAGCAGCTTTAGAATCTAACTTTACTTCTACCCCAGCACTTATACCATTAACAGTCATTTCTATATCAGGGCGAGTATCGTCAGATTCCGCTGGTTGATAATTTTGAGGAACATATCCAAATGCTTTTAGTGCTTCAACTAACCCTCTTTCATATACTCTTCCTCCTTCTCCAGGTGCCGCCATAATCCTAAAAAACTCTTTCAAGTATTTATTATTCTCTATAGTGTTCTATGAAATGACAGTTTGCACATAACACTTCACACTTATCAATCTCTTTCATTAAAGAAGAAAGTTTTCTCTGTCCTATTTTAGAAGATACATTAAATTCTTTATCAGAATTTGTATGGTGAAACTGAAGAACTCTATAGTCATTATTTGCACATCTATTGCAGGATAATGTCTTTTTATAATTCAAAAATTCTTCTTTGTAATCATCTCTTCTTTTATCCAATACAACTCTTTCGCAGGAAAAACACATCCATCTATAATAATTTTGCCTCCCTCTATTTGCAACTCTAAACTCTTTTATTTCTTTTGTTTGGTTGCAACACTTACACAATCTATGAGTTCCAAAATCACTCAACTCTCTTGGATTATTTGCATAACGAACTTTGAGTCCTTCACTGATAGTCCTTGATTCTATATCTCCTCTTTTCTTTGCCTTTGCAATTGCTCCAGCACTAATACCATATTTCTTATGCAAATCTCTATATCCTAATCCAGAGTTATAATCTGCAGATATTATAGACCAATCATAAACTTTTTTACCCATTTTAGAATAGCAACTCTACTACTCTCTATTTATAATGGAGTGTAAGGAAATCGAATCCTTATTGCTGGAATGCAAATCCAGAGTAATAACCGTTATACGAACACCCCAAGTTTAGATATTATAAAACCCCTTGACTAAAAAGTCAAGGGGTTAGAGCAACCTTCCGATTTATTTATCAAACACCAAGAACAGCACCGATACTATCATCAAGATCCTGAATGACTGTACGAATATCAGCAATACGAGGAGGAATACTTACTTTATCATAAGTATATCCTTTTTGAGAATCAAAAAGAACTTGACGAACTGCTGCTGCTGAACGAGCATCCATTTTGATTGTTACTTGTTTTTCTTTACTCACAGGTCTCCCTCCACACGATTTTCAGAACGATAAACATCAAATGCTCCCTCAGGATAACGAGCACTCAGTTTCTCATAGTTCATCTTGAGGATTTCTTCAAAGTTAGTATCAAGAGCCATAAATGCCTGAGACAGATACCAACAAATGTCCCCAAGTTCTCTCTTCAGATGAAAGGCATTCTCTTCATTATAAGGTTTTCCCTGAAGGAAAATCTTTTTCACAACTTCAGTAAACTCTCCTGCTTCTGCACTCATACCAAGAGCAGCAGTTAGAAGACGAGGAACATCAGCATCAGCACTTGCTTCAAGTTCAGTCAGACGAGAAAGCAGTTGAGCAAAATCACTGCTTGCAGGACTTGTAGTTTGACGAACGAATTCAATATATTTGTTTGTATCAATAACTTGTGTCATATCAGAATTTAAATCCCTCAAATGATTTTTTAGGTTTCTTATCTTCATAATCATACTCTTCTTCTTTCCCATTGTCAAGAATATCTTGTTGTGCTGATTGTTCGCAGTCATAAAGACGCATTTTTGCACGATCAATACCAACCACAAAACGTTTGTGAATGGTTGGATCATTATATCGGTTTTTCAGTTGTTTCACCAAGATTTGACCAAGACCTTCAAGTTCTTCTGTTGAAATCAGTGCAAACATCAAGTCAGCAGTCGCAGGAAGACCAAAAGATTCAGAAGTATCTGTCAATTCAACGTCAGAAGAACCAAACCCACTTCTTGTAGTTTGTGTTGCACTCATAATAGGAACATTAAACTCTACAGCAAGACCACGAAGTTCTTCTGCAATGGACTTAACCAGAGTATAAGAGTTGATGTTACTTCCACCTTTAAATCTTGAGGAAGAACAGATATTCAAATAATCAATAAAGATAATATCTGGATGAAATGACTTCTTCAATGCAAGTTCATTCAAAAGAGACTTAAAATGTCCAGAGTGTGCTGAAGCAGTTGGATACTCTTTAATAATTAGAGTTCCTTGAGTTTTCTTAGCAAGATTTGTAATCTTGTTCTCAAACATTTGCTTTGGAAGATCTGCGATATCCTGAATAGGAACATTCAGGAGGTTCGCATCAATTCTTTCAGCAATACGTTCTTCTGCCATTTCAAGCGTAATGTACAGAACGTTCCGTCCTTGGAGCAAGACGGAGCTAGCCACATGGCACATGAATAGAGACTTCCCGACGCCCGTACCAGCAAGAGCGATATTAAGAGTTTTGTTAGGGAGACCACCTTTGGTAATTTTATTAAAGTATTCAAGATCAAATTCAATTTTATCCTCCTTTTTGTGATAAGACTCGTAACGTTGTTCATAGTCTTGTAAGTAGTCGTGTCCAATATGGTTATCAAAACTTACAGCAAGAGCATCAGAAAGAATGGAAGGAATACTATCACGATTCTTCTTTTCATCTTTGCCGTCAGCAATATGAATAGATTCCATCAGAGCAAGATAAATTGCTCTATCACGACACCACTTTTCTGTTGTGGAAACTAACCAATTAAACTCTGCAGGAACATTGTCAAGACAAGAAACCAACTGAAGAATTTCATTGAAGGAAGTATCATTAATGTCTTTACGTTTTTCTACTTCAATACAAAGAACTTCTTTGGTTGCTGGTTGATTATATTCTGAGACAAAATCTAAAATTTCTTCAAAGACAATTTTTTGATTCTGATCTTCAAAATATTCAGATTTAAGAAAAGGTATAACTTTTCTGACGCTCTAAATGGAAGAACCATATGGAGAAGATATGTTGGAAACAATACTAAAATAGATGAAGTAGGATAGATGTGATAAAAATCTACATTATATGGAGAAGAAGTATCCTTTAGCAAATGCACTTTCTTTCCATAAGCAGGATCTTGAAGTACTAATGCTCCACCATCATTATTGTTCCAAGTTCCTGCCTTAATTGGGTTCTCAGTAGTATAGTTGAAATTGCAGTTTTCATCAACTATAGATTCAATTGGATAGTAAACACCAGCAAGGGCAGTTGTTCCGTGATGATGCATAAAATTAAGATCACCACTTTGATTTATATTTGCCCAAAGATCAGTACATACTAACCCATCTTTATATCCGTGTTGCTTACAATAAATGTTTCCGTATTTTGTAAGTATGGAAGAAAGTTCAGAATAGCTTTCGTATTTGGTTTCTAAATTTGGTTTACTATGCCAACCACCAAAATTACTATGATCTTCTCCATTAGGATCTTTATCTTTTTCTTGTACTGCATCTTCAACAAGACTTACATTCAAGTTATGTAATTCTTTTCCAAAATTGCAAACAGAAATGGGAATTGGAAATAATGGAAGAGATTTAAGATCCATAACTAAATTCTTCTCTCGCAATCTCATCAAGTTTTTGCATCACTTCTTCAGTGAAATATTCTTCAGGGTTTGCAAGAATCTGCTTTGCATAGATTTTCTTACCATCCATCTCATAGCGTCCTGCTACATTCTTCCAGAGTCCACCAATCTCACCAAGTTCCAAAAGACCATAGTAACGATCAAGACCGCGCTCATCATAATACAAACGGACTTCAACATCTTTATTCTCCTTACTCAAACGCGATTTAGCAGTCTTAGCTTTGATAATATTTCCGACCACTTCCGTTCCATCCTTTTCTTTCTTTTTGCTGAGATAAATGATCGTACTGGCTGCGTATTTGAGCCCAGAACCTCCTCCCATTTCTTTAGTTGGTACGTAAGCTCCAATGACATCGTATGTATGATTTGTGACAATGAGCGGGACATTTGCTTGACCTAGTTTGAGTGTGAGCATTCGGAAAGCACCTTTAATAAGTTGAGATTTAGTCATATCT